CCAAGCCTTTAACGAAAGAAGCAATCGAGTCGGTTCACCATTCTTGTACTCAGGGCCATCATTGCCAGCCATACGAGCCAAAAAACTTGCTCTGCGAGGGTTGTCCCCCGACTTAACTGGTGCTTTCAGATTACCACCAGTTTGTGCATTATAAGACGCTCTCCCCTTAGCATTCAACCCCCCTGATTTAGATTTTCCTTCATTTCTAGTCCATGCTGGCGTTTTTGGCATTATTTTTCTCCATAACTGCTTGACAAAGTTTTACAAAATCTGCATCTGGAAGATTGTGCTTTGCAACATTTGCCGCTCGACAAACCAACTGAACATTACCAACAATATATCCAATTGAGGAATCTATTCTGTCTATACTGCAATTTGTTGGAACAACGCCATTTGCTAATTCCATTGTCATTTCCCAACCTGTTAAGGCGCATTTGCCGTTTTGAGTAGCCCAAAGCAACTCAAGAGCATCAATTGAAATAACTTCCAAACCTTTTTTACGCTGAACAGCTTTACCTCTTAAATATTGCAAATATGATCGAATTGACTTTGTTCTCTTAAATGCAACATATTTGAGCTTGTCTTCACCCCATGTTTTTTTGTGATAAGAGGCTTGTTTTACAGATATGCATTCTTTACACCAAGAGTTATATTTTGGTGTTCCATCAACTTTTTTGCCAGATGCATTAAAAACCAACAAAGATTTTGTTACACCACAATTTGTGCAATGTTTTTCAGTTTTTTCAATATTTGCCCAAGCAGGTGATTTAGCCATTATTAACCTTTTGGATTTTTGCCCTCGGAGCGTTGCCAAGCAGGAGTTTTCATCACTTCACCTTTTTAGGTTTCTTTGCAGTCTTTGCCGCCTGTTTAAAGTCTGCCGCTGTAGGTGCGGCTTTAGACCCTACCTTGTTCATCTTCTCGCCTGAACCAGCTTTGATTCTGGCTTGCTTAGCATGGATGTTGGCGTAGAGTCCTTGTTTCATTTCATCTTCTTCTTTGGCTTAGACATCCCTGCTTCACTCAAAGCAATGGCAACTGCTTGGCGAGGGTTCTTTACGACCTTGCCACCTTTGCCAGAGTGCAATTCACCCGCCTTATATTCACGCATTACCTTGCTGATTTTGGCTTGTGTTTTGGTCTTTTTCATTTGCCACGACCTGATTTCTTCATCATGTTAGTAGCAGTTCTGCCACCACGCATAGGCAAACCTTTAGGTTTTCCAATAGCAACCATGATGGTCACAGGAACACCCTTCTTTTTTCCGTATTCTTTTGCTTCTTTCTCCCCTTTTTCAGAGTAGGGAAACTTCTTTTTTCCAACCATAGGCATAGTGTTCTCCTTATTTCCAGAGTCGGTCAGCCACAAAGGTAATCACACCGCCCATGAATGAAGCGATGGTCATACCCATCCAAAAACCACCTTTGCCTTTGTTGGCAAGTTCAAGTAAGGCTTTTACATCTGTGCTTAACTGGTGCATCTCCTTTTGGAGTGCCTCTACTTGAGCCTCTAATTTGCCAAAGTCTCTTGCGTCAATATCAGACATTTATAACCTTTCTGGGTCTACCCATACGCTTGATTGTTGGGATAACAGGCGCACGAAAGGCGGTATCTGTTCTAACTTCTGATTCTACAGATTCTTTGGTTACTTCTGCCTCATCAATCCTCACATAACCTTGATGCCCAATCATTGACGCAATGTCATGGGGCAAGGTAAAGGTCACAGTGTTACCTGATTGAAGACAGCGAAAAGTAGCCATAAAACCCCTCAAATGAGAAAGGGGGGACTAGCCCCCCTATCCTTACACCATGCGAACCACAACGATTCGCAAAGTTGAAGATGCCAAATCCACTGTTGAACCTGACTCGTTTTGAATGCGGAACTTGACGGTATTGGCGGCACTGACATAGCCAGTAACTGTCAAACCAACCAAATCCACACCCAAAGATGCACCAATAACCATGTCACCCAAAGCGACACCAGCCACTGTTACATCGTCTGTTTCCCCTGCGCCATCGACTAGCGAACCAGCGTCAAGGGTTGCTTTTACCGACCAAGTATCAGAGAACAAACCCCGAAACTGGTCATTACCTCTGCGTGAAACTACTGCTGAAGCGGTTGCCATTTTGATTTCTCCTAATTAGGTTAAAAAAGTCCCCCTACCCCTATTGCTAGAAGTAGGAGGGACAACTGCAATTAGGCTGGAACTGCCAAAGCAAAGGCAGATGAGGACAATGCCGCACCAGTGGTAGCTGCCGCACGAACTGCCTTCACTCCATACAGAGTGTCAGAAGTGAACAGTGTGGCAAGGTACTCTTGTTTGTACTGGACTTGTGAACGCACAGCAATTTGCTCAACCAGAACCATTGAATCCTTGTGTCCCATCAAGCAAATACGGTCTGTGGTGGAGTTACCAGCCGCAGTGTCAGCATTGCTTGTTGTGAATACAGGGATACCGTAGAGGTTGCCAATTTCACCATTGCGGATTGCGTTTCCATCACCCACAAATGCTTGCTCGGTATAGCGAGACAAGCCCATCAAAGTATTGCGACTTGATGGAGGAATGATGAAGAAACGACCGTCCATTGGGGTGTCGTTGTCATCCAAACGCTGAATAGTTCTGCGAATGGCGGCATCTGTCAATGCGGCCGCATTGGAAGTTGAACTGTTATAGACAGTTGTGCCATCACTACCAACAAAGGCTTTGGTGGATGCGGTGGCAGTAGCGTAATCGTTTGTACCAACGGTAGCACCGTTGAACGCACGACCCAACTGAATCAAGTCAGTATCAACTTGTTTTGCCAAGGAATAGCCAGCGTCTGAGGTGTAGAAGTTACGCAAGCTGTTCAAGGCTTGGGCTTCAACGATGTCCTCAATCAGACGAGAATATTCGTAGTGCTTGTTGATTGACACTTGAACTTCTGTCTCTGTGGCGGCAATCAAAGTGACTGCTGTCTCAGCGGCTTTCAATGAAGCTGTACCACGGGTAGGTGCAGGGATGTGAACCACATCACCCTTCTTACCTTTGAAGTTCATCTTCATTACTAGGTTTGCCAAAACCAAGTTTTTCTTGTAAGCCGCAATAATCTCATCACTCCAAATTTCGGGGATAAATGTTGCGGATGTGGTGGTAGTAACTGAGTTACTGGGGTTAAATGCTGTTGCCATGTTAAATCTCCAAAAAACGATTAGTTAAGTCATTTGACTCTGCCCTCGGAATACGCTTGGTAAATTTCATCACTCAAGGCTTCGTAACGAGCAGGGTCAGTCATCTTCAGCCGAATTAGATCAGCCCTTCGGTAAACTCTTTTTCCAGATTCCCCTGTGCCACCCACATCAACACTTGCGGCTTTAAGGCTTGACTTGCGCTGAGTTTCCCCTGCGTCAGATGTCTGCTTTGCCTTAACGCCCTTCAACTGTTTGTAAGTAGTCAACAATTCGTTGGCACTGTCGTAATCGAATTCACCATCTGCTTTTGCGTACAAACCAATGCGAACAGGTGAAGATTTCACCCAATCCACAAAGTCTGAGTCTTGAACAATCTGACCGAAATCAGGGTGTTCTTGCGCCAGCTTTTGCTGAATCTGCATCTTTTTGAAGTCTTGACTGGCTTGTCTAGCCGCCAAAACATCAGGATGGTTATCAACAGTTTTACGAACCGCCTCTTTAGGATTCTCAAAAAAGTCTACTTCTGGCTCTTTTTCAATAGTCTCTTGTTTAGACGACAGATTTTGCTTAATCAGTTCATCTGCCAGTTTACGAACCTCTGCAACCTCATTGCCTTGGCGAGAAATGACTTTCTCAGCCTCTTGGTGCATCTTGACTACTTCTTCAAGGGTTTTTTGCCTGTATTTCTCGGGCAAGTCCTGAAGTTCAGTCTGTTGCTTCTTGCTCTCAACTGCTTCTAACTCACTTAGCGTCTGGTCATCATTGTCAACAATCGACATATTTTTTCCTTTTCCTGCCGTTAATCGGTTTTAGGACATTAAACTCGGCATTTCTGCTTATGAGTTTTGCTTGCGTTCAGACTTTAGTTTGTCAAGATGGCTTTTCTCGAACCTTCCATGCGCTGATGGAAATGCTCCAGACCACCCCTCCAACCTAAAGGCTGGCGCACTGAGTATGCGGTTGGCTGTTTCTCCGCATTCGCACCTAAAACTCTGCGTCTCATAATCACAGAGTCTTTCGGTTTTATGCCCGTTTTCACAGGCAAATTCAAACATTCTTTTCATTCAATTCCTCGTAGGCTCGTTCGCTGACCTCT